GGCGGCAGCCGATGCCCGTGTACGAGTACGACACGCTGCTGTAGTAGACGTAGAACAAACCGTGGTAGGCGTAGCGGCTATAGCTGCCACCAACGTAGAGGCACGGGTACGACGAGTCGAAGCCCCAGTAATCGCACGAGTACGTGGAATCACTGCCGCTTGCAGCAGTCGGATAGAACATCGGGAACCCGCCAGCCGTAGCGACATTGAATGCGGACGGATAACCGCTCGACGGCGTACCGACGCTCGTGCCGCCGCTGCTGTCGCTGAAATTGTTGGGATTCAGGATGAGATTCAGCCCGTTGCCGTTATAGTAACAGCCGTCCATCCAATCCAGCACGTTATCCCACAGGCCCTCTATGTTGCGGTACTGCACACCCACGCCGTAGGTCGTGCGGGAGGTCTGCATCGTGCCGGTGTGGTAAGGCATACTGTCAGACGCTCCCATATTCTGCACACCGCTGTTGTTGCCGCAGCCGTAGCCGATTTTCGCCTGAGAATTCCAGTCAGCAAACTCCACGATGTAGAGCAGCCAGATGGTGAACCGCATGGCGAAGTCCATCTGCCAGAAGTTCGCACCGAGGCCGTGAATGCCGGACCTTGCCGCGCTTCGGGTGATGTTGTTCTTCGGCGACACACCGGTCTTGCTCTTGTAGTCGCTGGCGCAGTGATACCTGCCGATGTAAACAACGTCCCGCTCGCCACGGCCGTCGCCCCTGTTCATGTGGGCGGGGGAAACCGAGAAGCCAGCGGTCGCTTGGTCTGCGATCTGGATTTTGATGCTGCTGCCGCTCTTGGTGAGCTTGTACCAGAACTTCGGGATAGCGACCATCGAGTTACCGGAGCGCGTGGTCTTTGTCATTCCTGCCCACGGCTGCAAATTGTCAAACGGCGAGCTGTAACTGCCCGCGCCGGCCACATAAGGAACTGGGTCAATAAAGCCGGCGGCTTTATCGGTTCTCGTCCATTTTGTGGTACTCGTGCCGTCCCAGCTTGCGCCGTAGATATTTACGAAGTTCACCTCGACCCTGCAAGTTTTATCCGTAGGGGCCGTGTGGTTTGTGCCGGCGGCTACCTTTACCGTGATGGTAGCCACACCGGAGCTTTTTCCTGTGACCGTGATTTTGTTTCCGCTGACGCTGACTTGGGCAATCCCGGAGCTGCCGGAAACGGCAGAAATCGCGCCATCGCCCGCACGGGTTACGGTGATTGTCCCGGTCTTCGTTGTGTTGTTCAGCGTCATATTGGTCGGGTTAAGGCTGAGGGAGCCTGCCGCCTTTCCAATCGTCCAGTTCACCGTCTTCGCGGTCGTAGTCCCGTCCGCCCACTTGTAGTTAGACCCCGGCGTGAAGATTGCGCCGTAGGTTCCCGCATTGGTAGCGGAGTTCGTGCCGCTGATGGACATTTTGCCGGTGTCGTAGTCTGTCCATGTAGGAGACTGGGGGGAGCCTGTGTAGGTCAGGCTGCCGCTCGGCGTGGGCGTTGCGATGGACGCCCGGTTGATAGTCCACTGGACGGTCTTGGCGGTCTCCGTATCGTCAGACCACTTAAACCCGGACTTCGGCGTGAACGTCGCCTCATAAGTGCCGGCATTCGTGGCCTGCGTTGTGCCGCCGAGGGTGAGCTTGCTTTCATCGTAATTCAGCCACGTAGGGGACTGCTGGCTGCCTGTAAAGGTCAGCGTCCCGCTGGGGGACGGAACGACGTTGATTGTGTTCGTGAGGTCTGTGATGGCCTCAGACGCGGATTCCGCAAGTTCTTTTGCGTCCTGCGCAAGCGCCCTGACCGTTTCCAGCTCAGAGGCGCTTACGCCGGGGATATTTACAGATCCATACGCCATGAATGTTTCCTCCTCTTTTAGTTTTCAGGCTCTTTCATAAGAACCACCGTCGCTGTGATTTCGCTCTCCGGGGCTTTTTCCGCATAGAGACGGATTCCACCGGAGAGAGTGCGGCACACAGGGTACAGACCGCACTTCTTTGCCGTCGCAAGCTGCTTCGGCTGGACATTGACAATCGGAATCAGTGCCTCTGTCACGCTGTCGAGCGGGATGTCCACGTAATAGACGCCCTCGGGAGCCTCGGACGCCCCAATATCCCATCCGGTTTTCGGGATAGTAAGCGCTCTCTCCTCGATGCTCGATAGGCCGCCGTGAGCGGCAGGGTCATTGTTGTGCGCCAAAATGGACTGCTCAACCTCGCCGATGGTGGCGATTGCCTCCGGGTCAATCACAGCCGTAACCGTGTCTACGTCGCCCACCGCCGCGATCAAATCGAATGTGGCGAGCTTTCCTACGACCGAGCTTGCGGGGCGAATCCATTCAGGCTCGTTCTCCAAGCACAGGTAGGTGTATGGGACTTCGCCATCGTCCGGGTCTTCCGCGAACAGGACGATGTTCGTCAGGTAAAAGCCGGATTCAACACTCTCGCTCTTGATGCGGACCGTGACCTGACACTCGCCGTCCACAGGGTTCGATACCGCCGCAATCTGCGCGTCCATCACATACCCGGCAGGGCCTGTCATGGTCTTCGGTGTCAGCCCCTCCGGGATTGTCCCGTTTCCAACGGCGGCTTTTGTGTAGTGCATTTGGCAGCGTCCGGCGAGGACTTTTCCGATAAGAGCGATACCGGTCAAAGAGCCGTAGCTGCCGTCCTCAAACTTCGACATTCTTATTCCTCCTTGTCAACTCGTTTGGATTTGATTCTGGTGTGGTACACAGCGCCCCCAGCGCCCTCCTGCGTGGCCGTATGCGCCCGGTTCTGCGGCGGGTG